AGCTAACGCTTAATTTTATTTTTTATACGGGGGCTTCGGCTCCCCTTTTTTATTATGCCTTTTCCAACCACAAACGCTACACAAGAGCTACCAGCTATTAACCAGATACTAACTTCATGTGGTCAGGCTCCTGTAACTACACTAGATCAAACCAACCCGGAAGTTGCGATTGCTTATGATACACTGTTACAGGTGTCTAAAGAGGTACAATCAGAGGGATGGACCTTTAACAGAGAGTATCACTATGAGTTTACAAAAGATAACAACGACGAAATACTTATACCTAATAATATATTACAGATAAAACTAACAGAAAACGCACAGAATACACCCTACCATGCTGTACGTAGAAGTGGTAAACTATATGATAGACAGAACCATACATACAAATGGACATACAGTCCTATTGAATGTGATGTTATATGGCTGTTTGATTATATAGATTTACCACAACCAATAAGTAACTTTATTGTAGCCAGAGCAGCTAAGATTGTATCTGGTAGAATAGTAGGTGATGACGACCAGTATGCTAGACTTGAAAAAGAGGAAGCACTACAACGAGCTACAGCTCTTGAGTATGAAACACAACAAGGTCAGTTTACGATGTTTGGACATCCACAAGATTCACAGAACTACTATCAAAGCTATCAACCATTTCACGCTTTACAAAGATAATGCCAGCAGTAACACAAAGAGTTGAGAACTACCTAGGTGGTGTATCTAGACAATCAGATGATAAAAAACTTCCCGGTCAGGTAGAGGAGTGTCTTAACGGATACCCTGATCCAACCTTTGGACTTACTAAAAGACCCGGATTTCAATGGATTGCTAATCTAGGTACAGGCACTACATACGATAATTCAAAGTGGTTCTACATATCTAGAACAGAAGGAGAGAGGTACATAGGGTGTATTACCCCAGTGCCCTCTGGACAGTCTCAGGGAGCCATTGCAATATGGAATGCTGTGACTGGTGCATCTGCCTCTATTACATACGGTACAGGGGCACAGGCATACCTTACAGGAACACGTACAGATTATGATGTACTGACTGTACAAGACGTTAGTATTATAACTAACAAAACAAAGACAGCAGCTGTAACAGCAGCACCATCATTCACTGCAAACTCACAAGGTACGATTAAACTAATAGGTGATGCTAATAACATACCTTACAGTATTACAGTAGCTGGACAGACTACAACATTTACTTCTGGTGGAAGTGATGATTATACAGCTGTTCTAACTACGATGGAGACTAATATAAATAATTTTAATATATCTGGTTTAACAGTAACTAGGTTATCTGATAGCCTACATTTATCACGTAACGCTACATTTACTCTTACAGGTACTGGTGGAGCTAATGCAAACAAACTAGGTGTATTTCAAGATCAAATTGCTACTTTAGCAGAACTACCTAACGAGTCCAAGAATGGTCACGTAGTTAAAATACTTAATAGTGGTGCTACAACATCTTCATTCTTTATGAAGTATACAGCAGACAACGGTGCATCTGGACCGGGATTCTGGTCAGAAGGTATAGCTCCTAACGTGTCTACAGGACTTGACAATACTACTATGCCTCATGAGCTGATAAATACAGGCACGAATGCTTTTACTTTTCAGCGTGTAACATGGGTAACTAGAAATGTGGGTGATGATATTACAAATGCACATCCTAGTTTTATAGGTAAACAGATACAACAATCATTTTTTCATAACAATAGATTAGGATTTTTGTCATCTGATAACGTATCTATGAGCCAGTCTAAAGAGTTTTTTAACTTTTATCACACATCAGCTCAGACAGTTACAGATGCAGACCCTATAGATCTAAGAGCATCTACTATACGACCAGCTGCATTACACAGTATTATACCTACTACACAGGGTTTAATATTATTTAGTGCTAACCAACAATTTTTAATGGCTGCATCTGATGGTATACTTACACCAACTAAAGCATCTATTCGTGCAATAGCTAACTACGAAATGGATACAGTTATAGACCCAGTAGATATGGGTACAACTATAAACTTTATCAGTAAGACTCCAAGTTACACCAGAATATTTGGTATGGTAACTCGTGGAGAAAACGAAAACCCAACAGTATTAGATATAGGTAGAGTTGTAAACGAGTGGGTTCCAGCTACAGTAGATACACTAATAGCTAGTCCACAAAACCAGTTTATTGCTATGTCTGGACAAAGTTCTAGATACATATATTTCTTTCGTACATATAATGACGGAGAAAAGAACTTAGTACAAGCATGGTTTAACTGGGAAACTATGGGTAACGTGCAAGCTATGGCTGCTGACTCTGATGACTTTTATGCTGTAACTAAACAGGGTACTCAGTTTACATTAAGTAAAGCTAGTTTAAGTCAGAGTCCACAAGATGCTATTATTGTTAACAACGAAGGTAAAAAAATTAATCCTTGCATAGACTTATATGCTACAGCTAGTTCTGTTACATATGATACAACTGGAGAGTTTAGTAAATGTTTTATACCCTATACGGATGCTACAAACTTAACACCAGTACTTATTATTAAAGGTACTACGGCTACAGGTAACTTTATTGAGTCTGGATTTACAATGACTCCAGAACGTGTTGTCGAAAGTGGTAACACTTATTTTAAAGTACCATTTAAAAACTTAACAACTATAGCAAGTGATGTTATTGTAGGATATAAATTTGACTTTGACATTATATTACCTAAAACATATTTTAAAATAGATGATGCACTAACTAAGTCTGACTTTTCTGCTAATCTAACTGTAGCACGTATGAAATTTGCTGTAGGATTATCAGGAGTTATGGGCTTTAAGCTTAAGTCTAAAGGTATACGTCAAGGTAAAAAAGAATATACAGGTGACGGTAGTACCACAGTTTTTACTTGGGACCCATCTAACATTAGTTACATTGACTCTAATCAAATTAAAGTTAAAGTAAACAATGTTGTAACTACAGCTTTTACAGTTAACAGTAATACACAGTTGACAATGAATGCAGCACCGGCAAACGGTGCAACTGTACTTATCTATACAGATGAGTGGTATAACTTAAATCCAGTTATTACAGCTGACCAATATTTAGCTAATGATATACCCTTAGCAGATCAGACAGTATTTACTTTACCTATACATCAAAAAACAGAAAACTTTACATTAAGATTATTTAATGATACACCGTTCCCAGTCGCTCTCAACTCTATGATGTGGGAAGGAATATACTCACCTAGATTTTATAAGAGGACATAATGGCTTTTGGATTAATTACTGGAGCTGTAATAAGCACAGCCGGTTCTCTCATTGCCGGTAGTAAAGCAGCTGGTGCAGCACGAGAATCTGCTAACTTGCAGAACGATGCAGCACAAAGAAAGCTGGAATATGATACCGAAGCATGGGAAATGAAAAAGAACCAGTTACTCTCACAACGAGATTATCTGGTACAAGAGATAGAACTTAAAGCAGAACAAGAAGGTAAACTGGCTGCATTTAGAGATGCTACTAATTTAAAACAGTATAACTACGATTTACAAATTAGAAATAAACAGCAAGCATCTAACGAACAACAATTCACAAGATCTAATGAGATCTATGCAGATCAGCTTACAATTAATGAACAAGCCCACGTAAGGGGAAGAGAACAAGAGTTAGCAAAATTAGCTGAGATAGAACAAGAATCAGCATACGATGCTAACGAAGCATATATAGATTCTTTAATGAAAGAAGGTGCACTACGAGCACGAGGAGTCTCTGGTAGAACAGCAGACAAATTATCAGCTACGGCAGCATTATCTTATGGTAATAAAATTGCTATGCTTAATGCACAAATGCTGAATGCCTCAGCTAACACCGAGTTTGCATTAGAGTCTATAGGTCGAGAAAGATCAGCAGCTGACTTACGAGCATACGCTGCAAAAATGTTAGATCCCGGTATTTTACCAATGCCGATAGAACCACTACCAACACCACAAGCAACCTTTATGTATCCACGGGTATATCAAGATTATGACTTTGGACCTAGACCAGTTCTAGGAGCTATGGCATCCCCGGGTGCAGCAGCTAGCCAAGCATGGGGCACATCAATCAGTGGTATTGCTGGAAGTATAGGTACTGCATTTAACACACACGCTAGAATTAGAGGATACCCATAAAATGGCAAAAGGTTTTAAAAAGCAACTCCAAGGAGGTGGCTATCAAAACTTAACTATCAGTGGAGCCGCACAGTTACAAAACATGCGGCTTCAATCTGATATTGAAATCAACGCCTTGAAAGAACGAAATGCAAGGCAAAAGCAACTGGATGAATCTAACCTGACTGATCTACGGAGAAGTTACAAAAGTGAAAAGGATAACAGAGATTCCATACAGAAGCTAGAAGTTAACAGACAAAAGCTAGAACTTGAAAATCAACAACTACTCGCAAAGCGTGACCTAGAAAACAAACAAGCTGAGATTAAACGAAAAACAGCTGAAGCTAATATGTGGTCTAAATTGTCCCCTACACTTGGTGCAAACTTAGGTAAGTTAGCTACTGGATTAACAAAGTTTAACGACATACAATTTGGTATGGAACAATACCGTAAGCTAGAAGCAGACGGTGTACTAGATTCTCTAGGTTCAGCACACTTTGAAATGAATAAGCAAGCTACAGATGGGCTACAAGAAAAACGTAACTCAGCTATGCTTAATAATAAAATAGACGAAGCTGATTATCTAGGAGACATCTATCGAGTTAGTGGTTACTATGGTCAGAAATTAATAGCTGATGAAATTAAAAGTAAACAAGATGAGATTTTTAATGAACTCAGAACTGACATTAGTGATAATGATTTACTTAAAAATCCTTACGATACATCAGATATTTACGAGTTCCGTGGTCAAGAGATATTAAAAAAGTTTGGCATAGATTCTATGTCTATGGCTGGTTTAGAAATATCAAAACTATTTAAGCAAGAAGGAGCAAAACAACAAACTGTTGCTGTACTTAACTCTAAGCATGAAATTTATCAAAAGAATTTTTTAGAAGATAAAAAGATATTTGCGTCAACAGATATTAACTCTCCTGACCTTCAGAAAAACTTTGACCAGATGGTTACTACATATATGACAGGTTATACACGTAATAAAAATGGTGCTATTGTATCACACTATGGTATGGTAAATGCTATGGAAGCAACCGAGTTTATATTAGGTGAAATAGTGGTATCTAAACCTTATGCTACTAACTGGCGTCAAGCACAAGAATTGATAAAGAAGTTGCAGTCACCAGAAGGACCGGGTAATCCTACTCGTAAATACTGGACAGGAAAAAATCCAGCTATGGTACAGCGTGTTAAAGAAGTATGGACTAGAAACTTTAATAATTTAAAAGATACTAATACAGCACTTAATGAAGTCGAAGATACTGGTGAAGTATTTAAGATAGATGAAAAAAATAGAAATGGTGAATTTGATGAAGAGGATGGCCCAGCTAAATTAGTAGCTGCATACTTTTCACTTGCAGGTAATCCTAACGCACAAGCTCGAGTTTCAAAGTTATTACATGTACACACAACTGAAAATAACAAAGCAACTGTAGATCTAGTCATGAAAGCTATCAGGCAAAATGATGTACAAGAATTTGTATCATTACTAGATGGTCTGAGTGAAACACAAATAAATAATATAGTAGGTGCTACACCATTCTTAAAAACTACTAACGCACTTAGAGAAGCACACGGTATTGACTTTGACGCAGACATAACAAAGTTTGCTACTACTAGAGTTAAAAACATATCAGCAGGCAGTTTTAATTTACAAGGTGATGCTAGTGATAATGCTGATAGAACTATAGAGGCAACTAAACAGTTATATTATTATTTATTTAACAAAAGGTATGCTGGTATAACCGATCCACATTTACGTAGAGATCAGGTTGAAAAAGATATTATTGCCTTAGCTGAAGATAAAACTGCTACTGATGTAGGAGGTACAACTGTTCTAGGTAAAGGTATATTTACACACCAGACTGCTGCTGAAGGTAGTAATATTGTAATATTTACACAGTTTCATAACGGATCACTACCTAACAAGGTTGCATCATATGGTAAAGGGGGTGATGTTGACCCTAGTATGGGTTCTCTTGCACAAGTATTACATAAAGCAGAACGAAACGGTTTAAATCTTATATCAACTGCTGATCTTGAAGATATAGCTATAGGTGTAAGAGAAGGTAGAGATAAAATAACTTTACCAAAAAATCTTAGATTAATACAACGGGACTATCCTCACTTTGATGCCCGAAGATATATAAACAAACAGTTTAAAAAAAGTGAAATGTATTATGATAAAGATAAAGATAAACGATTACTTTATATACCAGCTACTCTATACGATGCTGCAAGATATGCTGGAGGTCCATTAAGGCAACAAGACGCATTAAAATATATGATTGGAGCTTATAAAGATGGAGAACTTGTTAAAGGAGATGCACTATGAATGAAGAAGAATTAAAAGATGGTGAACTGCTAGCAACAGCAGATCCCATAACTACAGAAGAACTAGATGCAGCTGTTTTACCTACAGATCCTAACCAAGTATTACCTTCTAATACTACTGGTACAAAGTATCCATCTGCGTTTGGTGCTAAATACGGACATAGTTCTGTTGATTTATCTAATGAACAGAATGAAGACAAGATGCTAAACGAATATAATACTTGGTTTAGAATGGGTCAGAGTGATGAGCGTGATAAGTTACGTGAAGACTTTAACTCAAAGTATTATAATATGTCTACTGAAGAGATTAGAAATCAAAACCCTAATGCTGTAGAAACATTTAATGACTATACTGGTAATGCTGTAAAAGGTTTAGCTGCTATAGGTAAAGGTGGTGCAGACTTTGTTTTTGATGCTATAGGTTCTATCAAACCATTATCTAAAGTAGATGATTGGTGGGATGCTAAAACTAAATGGGACAACCCAGCACATCAACAAATAAGTAAAATATCGTCTATATTAGTACCAGCTATTGTTGGTGGTAATTTAGCATCAGCTGCTGTAGCTAGTAAATTTCCACAAGCTGCAAGATTTAGTACACCTTGGTTTAAAAGACTAGGTGCTATGTTACTTGCAAACGGTTTTGCAGATACTGCTATTGTAGGTCTGAGTGATACTTCAGAAGAAGATACTGCACTCACTACACTTGCAGAAGTAGCACCTAAAGCGTTTGGACCAAAAGGTGTATTACCAATACCTGAGATATTTAAAACAAAAGATTCTGATAGTCCCGGTATACGTAAAGCCAGAACTATGTTAGAAAATGGACCATTACTTATATTAGGTAATGTTTTAGGTGCATTTGCTGACGTTAAAAATGGTCGCAAGACTATGGACTGGATGGAACCACTTGATGAAACTGCTACTCAATACAAACAAACACAGCTAAAGCTTGGTGGTGATAATGATAAACTTATACGTCTAGCAGAAATAGATGAAGTACTAGCTTTAAACAAAGGTAAAAGAAAAGTTATTGGCTCACAAACTGAGCGAGCTTTGATTGATGAAAAACTTAGAATCGAAAACGAGCTAGGTATTATTGACTCAATAGATGATGTACAGCGTAGAAGTGATGCAACTGTAGAAATAGAAACTAATGCAGCTGCTACTGCTAAAAAAGCAGACATAGAACAGTTAGAGTTAGATCTAGGTATAGATCCTGACATATCTCCTAACTTATTTGATGATGCAGAAAAAGCTCGTACAGTACCTAATGCTGGAAATGTAGCTCGTAACATGGCTGATACTACAGCAATTAAACAAGGTACATCAGCAGGCGACCCTGCTCCTATAATTACAGACTCTATGTTAAGCAAAGGTCTAATGGTAGGACCAAAGTCACGTGGTGCTGTAATGGGTGTAGCAGAGGTATCAAGAGACGCTGGTAGATTTAATGCTATTGTAGATGGTGTAAGAATTACATCTAAAGATATGAATGCAGCAGCATGGGGTATCTATCAAGATATTATAGATCCACTATCTACTGTTGACGATGTTAAAAAACTATTTCTAGAAAACAGGGACGTAAAAAATCTCATGATGGGTAAGTTTAAGATTGAAATGATAAACGAAGATCAGGCTAGAGCAGCAGCGTTTGCTATGCGTGATCTTGTTGACAGATTCTTAGGCAGAGAGATAGGTAAAGCATCTGCAAGAGCAATGGATTCTATCGGTAGAGAAGCTGCTAGTATTGCAGAAGCTATAACTGACTTAGATCCTGTTATCGACGAAAACCGTGCTATGGAAAATATACTTGATAAGCTATTCTTTTTAATGGATGAGTATGCACTTAACAAGTATATATCTGGTTGGCAGTTACGTAACAAAAACTGGTTTGACCAAGTACCTCCCGGTAACATTGATGAAGCATTAGAAACATTATTAGATGAGTTTAAACTAGCAGAAAACTCTATACACGAAAGAAACAAAAGATTTACAAAAGAACTTAAAAAACTCAAAAAGACTAATCCAGAAGCATTACGTCCCTTAGTTGATGCGTTTGCACATACTAATGGTGATGTAGATAGCCTAGCTAAATTATACAAGTGGGCTGCTAATCAAATTACACCTATGGGTCTTGTTAAAAGTCCTGATCCTAAGAGCATGAACTTATTTGCTAGAGGTGCATGGGCTGTAAGATATAATAATGTATTATCTGGCTTGTCTGCATTTAGAGCTGCTGTAGGTAATGGTGCACAGTTAATACTAAAACCAATCACTTCACTATTAGGTCATGGTTTCTATGGTTATCAAGATGGCTTTGAAGGTTTTAAACGTACACTATTTTATAATGGTGCTGTATTTGAGACTAACAGACGTGCTTTGCATGACGCATTTGAAATGATGAAGAAAGCACATAAAGATCCTGAGACTATGATTAGAGCATATCGTAAGGACTTTGTGTTTAAGACTGATAAGACTTGGGAGATTATGGAGGGCATGCGTCCTTTGTATGAAAAAGAAGGTAATATCGGTAAGCTTATGCAGCTTGATATGGCTATAGGTCTGAAACAAATGGGTGCACACCCTGCGTTACGCTATGGTATGACAGCTATGGTATTCCCAGATCAGTTTACTGGTGTACACTTAGCACACTATTACTCACGTATGAAAGCGTATGATGATGTGTTTAGTGACAAAGGTTTTGCTGACTGGACTGAAATATTAAAGGCAGAGAAAAAACATTATGACAAGATGTTTGATGGTGATGGTTTAATACGTGATGAAGTTGTAAGAAACTTTGCTGGTGAAGTACAGCTAAACCTAGATGATGGTGTAGCAAACTATGTTAACCAAGCAACAACAGCTTATCCTATATTAAAAGACTTTATGATGTTTCCTCGTACTGCGAGTAACTACATGAAGGTAGCTGCGTCTTATACACCTATATCTCTTATACCCGGTATTAGTAAGTATAGTAAAACTATATATGCTAAGACAGATGATGAGATAGCAGAGGCTCTTATGGAGCATGGTATAAATATGGCTAACACACCTTATGCTAGAGTTATATGGGAAAACTTACGTGCTGAATATACAGGTAGATTAATCTTTAGTGGTATGCTTGTATCATCATTACAAGCTTATGCAATGTCAGGTGGTATACGTGGTAACGGACACTACAATGCCTCACGTAGAAACAAAGAGCGTACACAGATGGGTTACGAACCTAAGACTATTAGAATGCCTATACCCGGCCAAGACAATGATGTCTATGTATCTTACAAAGGTATACCCGGTGTAGAACAGATACTTGCTATGATGGGTGATGTTGCATACTATGCTAATGACATGGATGAATCATTCTTACAAAGTCTACAAGCTAAACTTAGCTGGACTATAGCTGCTACATTCTTAAACGAAACACCATTACAAGGTCTAGAACCTCTTATAGCTTTTATTAATGGAGATATGAGTGGACTATATCGTAAGGTAGGTCAGAGTTCATTTAGTTTAATACCTTCTAGTGCTACTATTGGTGTGTTAAATAAAGCTATTGATTCTACATTAAAAGATATAGCAACTGACGATGTATTTGGTTACATAAAAGCAAGAATACCTTTCTTGTCTAGCACAATGCCAGAGCAAATTGACATCTGGACAGGTAAGCCTGTAAACGATATTGATAATCCATTTTTACGTACTTTAAATGCACTTAGTCCTCTAGGTGTAAGTGGTACAAATGAACCTTGGAGAGATCAGTTACGTCAGATAGGATACAATGGTTTATCTATGCTTAAGAAAGATTCTACAGGATCTTACGAGTATGAACCACAAGAAAGAGAACTAATATATAAATACATAGGAGAGCAGCAAATGTGGAAACAACTTGAACGTATATTTAAGAGCAACAAGTTTAAAGATGATTTAGCTGTTTTACGAGAACATAGAAAAGGCGGTAAAAACTCTGAACTAATTAAATTAGATACAGAAGACTTACCTGTCTTTACTGCTATTGATAATGTGGTAAAAAATGCACAAAAAATAGCAGAAATTAAATTGCTACGTGAACAACCTAACATAGCAAATGTTATATTACATCAGCAAAACGCTGACTTCTTAATGAAACAAGGAGACGTCGAAGGTGCTATAGGTGTAAGTAATAAAGTAAAAGCCACCGAGAACATACTTAAAATGAGGAAATAGCAACTATGAGTGCTGTTACACAAAACAATTATACTGGTAACGGGAGTACAACAACGTACTCCTTTACATTCCCATATCTTAAGACCTCAGACATCAAAGCAAGTCTGGACGGTGTGGATACGACGGCATTTACATTGCCTAATGCAACCACAATACAATTTAATACTGCTCCGAGTAACGGAGTCCAAATCAAAATATTTAGAGAAACCGGTGTTGATAATCTAACAGCTACTTTTTATGCTGGATCAGCAATTAAGTCAGAAGATTTAAACGACAACTTTACACAAAACCTTTACAAAACCCAAGAGGTAGGTCAACGTGCACTTAGTACACTAGGTGGTACAATGACTGGTACCCTTAATATGGGTGAAGATACCACCATAGTATTTGAAGGTGCAACAGATAATGCACACGAAACTACATTAACAGTAACAGACCCTACAGCAGATAGAACTATTACTTTGCCTAACGTAACAGGTACAGTAGTAACAACTGGAGATACTGGAACAGTTACGTCAACTATGATTACTGACGGAACCATAGTTAATGCTGATGTTAATACGTCAGCTGCAATCGAAGGTTCTAAATTACAAGTATCTTCTGGTTCTAATGCCGGAACTATGTCAGCTGCTAATTTTACAAAGTTAGCTGGTATTGAAACAGCAGCTACAGCAGATCAGACTAATGCAGAAATAAAAACTGCTTATGAAGCAAACAGTAATACAAACGCATACACTGATACTGAAAAAACTTTTGTTAATGCGATTACTGCTACAGCTACAGAGTTAAATATTTTAGATGGTGTAACTGCTACAACAGCAGAACTAAATCTAGTAGATGGAGTTACAGCTACTACAGCAGAGATTAATTATGTTGATGGTGTAACTTCTAACATACAAACTCAGCTAGATGCTAAACAACCACTAGACGCTGATCTTACAACTCTAGCTGGTATGCAATCAGGCACAGCATCTAAACTTGCTGACAGTACAGCTCTTACAGCTGACATAGCCGATCTTAACCAGATTGACGGACTTACAAAGCAAACTACAATATCAGACACAGATGCCAGTTTTCCAACATCTGGAGCTGTGGTCGATTATGTCACAGGACAGATAGATGATATTGGTGGTTTTGAAGCAATAACAAACGAAACACAATTTCCTAATACACAACCCGGTGCAGGCGTCGTTATTTCTATAGCAGACGCAGCTGGAATAGTTGTAAATAGTAGTGGTACAAGTACAACAGGTAGAACCGTAGGTGGAACTACAGTAACTATAAACAATATAAACTCACAGTTTAACAGTAGTACGATTGCAACTGGAATACGTTTTCTTGTAACATCTACTGGTTCTGGACAAGTATATAATTATCACAAAGCTACACTTCCAGAAAGTGATCTTGTGAACCTTAGTGGAGACATCAATGACTTCTCAGAACGATATAGAGTCGGCTCGTCGAACCCTACAAGTAGCCTTGACAGTGGGGATTTATTCTTTAATACTTCTACAGGTAAGCTACTCGTTTATAATGGAACAAACACGGCGTGGGAAGAAGCACAGTCGATAGGTAACTTTTTTATCTCTACACTTAGCCCTGCATTTAATGGTAGTGTTCAAGACTTTACTTTAACTAATGCACCTACAAGTGCACAACAAGTTATACTTAGCATAAATGGTGTAGTACAAAAACCTAATGCTGGTACATCAACACCATCAGAAGGTTTTGCATTATCTGGTAGTACTATAAAGTTATCAGCAGCTCCGGCAACAGGTAGCACATATCATGCTGTTGTTATGGGTAGTACCGTAAACATTGGTACACCAAGTAACAATACAGTTACAAATGCAATTCTACAAAACTTATCAGTATCTACTGGTAAAATACAAGATCAAGCAGTAACACTAGACAAGCTACCACATGGTACAGGGTCTACTGATGGTAAGTTTTTACGTGCTAATAATGGAGCAGATCCTACATTTGAAACTGTAGATCTAGCAAACTTAAGTGCAAGTAACTTAACATCTGGCACAATACCTGATGCAAGATTTCCTTCTACTTTGCCTGCAATTAGCGGTGCAAACTTAACAGGTGTATCTTCTCCGGAAGTGTATGGTTTCAACACTAATGGAAGTGGAAACTTAATAGTCACTACTACAAACAGTGGTGCAGACAATATCTCAGGGACAACTTTTGATACCTTTGAAGATGTTGTATTAGCAGCTACAGGATTTAGTTTTTCTGTAAATGCAAACGGTAAATTAATCGCAACTATTTAAAATGGCAACAATAGATTTAGGAAAAATCAAACAAGTCTGGCGAGGTACTTACAATAACGGCACTGCATATGTAGTTGACGATCTTGTATCTTTTACAGACGGTGGTGTAACATCCACATATATATGTGTAGCAAACTCTACAGGTAATAACCCTTCAAGTAGTGGTTCAGCACACGCAAGCTGGAACTACGTAGCAAAAGGTGTAGCAATTCCTGTACCATTAAACACACAAACTGGTGCATACGTAGCTGTAGCTGGCGATGCTGGTAAAGCTATTTATATATCAACAGGTGGAGTAACTATCAATAACTCAGTATTTTCTGGTGGTGATCTAGTAACAATAGTAAATAATAGTGGGTCAAACCAGACTATTACACAAGGTTCTGGAGTAACTCTATATAATGCTGCTGATGGTGCTACAGGAAATAGAACTTTGGCACTAAGAGGTGTGGCAACTATATGGTTTGCTTCTGCTTCAATCGGCTACCTATCAGGAGCAGGGGTGAGCTAATGCCTATACAACAAATGTTAGTTGGTATTGGTACCGGAGAAAAATTTGCAGAAGCAACAGGTGGTACAGTTACCACAGTTGGAGATTATAAAGTACATGCTTTTACTAGCTCAGGAACTTTTACTGTAACCCAAATAGGAGATGTAAACGAATTTGAAGCATTAATTGTTGCTGGCGGTGCTGGTCCCGGAACTCAATGGACTCAAGGCGGTGGCGGAGGAGGTGGTATTGTAAACCATCAAACTGGACAAGCTTTAACTGCTGCTGCATATACAATTACAGTTGGTGGTGGAGGTGCAGGTGCTACGTATGGAACTGGTTGGGCTACCTACTTTGACGACGGAACCCCCGGAAGTGACTCATCTATTAAGTTAGCTTCTAATAGTTCTATAGTTCTTGAAGCTGATATTAGTGATATTGCTAATTTACCGGGTATGAGTTTACCTAACCCACAAGCTAATAATAAATATTCATGGAACGTTTATATGCACTCTACTGGTGGTAATAGTGCAAAAGTTGTAAACGGAACTACCACACAATATAAAGGTGCGGGTGGTTGGCATCAAACTGCTTATGCAGGCGGTGGTGCCGGTGCCGGTGAAGACGGAACTGGACCTAATAGTACATCAGATAATACTCAATCTTATACTCCACAATGGGCAAATGGTGGTGGTTGTTCCTTTGGAGGTGGCGGAGGTGATGGCTACTCAACAAATATGGTAACTGGTAGCACTGCATACTACGGAGGTGGTGGCGGTGCTGGTACAGGTGGTGTCGGTTGTAATGGAGGTGGATCCTATGCCCACAATAGTAATACAGCACCCGGCGGTCAAGGCGGTGGTGGCAATGGTTCCTCTATTGGACCCGGCAACTCAACAAGTAGTGGTAATGCTGCTCAAAACGGTACTGCAAACACAGGCGGTGGCGGTGGCGGTGGCTCTCAGTATAGAAATTCTGGTAATGGTGGATCTGGTGTAGTATATATCAAATATAAATATCAATAGGAGGTTATATGGCACATTTTGCAGAATTAGACAATGACAATGTTGTTAAAAGAGTAATTGTAGTTTCTAACGATAAGGAAGCTGAAGGTGAAACTTATTGTCACAACTTATTAGGTGGTGACTGGAAACAAACCAGTTATAACGCTAACATCAGAAAAAATTATGCTGCTATAGGTTATACTTATGATGCAGCTAAAGATGCTTTTATTCCTCCTCAACCTTTTCCTAGTTGGACTTTAGACGAAACTACTTGTCAATGGAAACCACCTATTGATTACCCAAGTGACGGTAAAAAATATGCTTGGGAAGAAGGTCTTACATGGAAATCAGGAACTATGACACAAACAGGATCTTGGAAGGAGGTTGAATGACATTAACACAAGTAACAAAAGCTGGTCTAGACTCATTAGCGTTAGATCATGTTTTTACAATAGGTGCTAGTGGCACGGATCACTACACCTTTCAAGGAGAGGGTCTTAACGGAACAGTTAACGACCCCACACTTTACCTAACAAGAGGTAAAACGTATAGGTTTGAGAACGGCTCAGGCGGTCATCCTATAAGAATACAAAGTACATCTGGAGCAAGCGGTACTGCATACAACACTGGCGTTACAAACAACGCTGGTAGCGGTACAGTTATAGTAGAAGTACAACATGATGCTCCTGATGTTCTATACTATCAGTGTACCAGTCATGCTAATATGAATGGTATATTATATATTACTGGTGCATTAGCAGACGGCGGAGTAACTACAGCAAAGTTAGCAGCAGATGCAGTTGATGGAACTAAGCTAGCTGATAATGCAGTAGCAGAAGAACATATTGCAGCAGATGCAGTAGACGAAGCTAATCTTAAAGTATCTAACACACCAACTAACGGCTACTTTTTATCAGCACAGTCTGGTAATACAGGTGGTTTAACTTGGGCACAGGTAGCACAACCTGACTTAACAAATTTAAGTGCAAGTAATCTTACATCAGGCACAGTTCCAGATGCTAGATTTCCAGCTACATTACCAGCAGTTAGTGGTGCAAACTTAACTAACTTACCAGCAGCAACTTCTACTTCTGGTACTAATAACTTTACTATTGCAGATGGAAACCTAATTATAGGAACATCTGGTCATGGTATTGACTTTAGTGCTACAGCCGATGCTACTGGAACCAATGTAAGTATGAGTAATGAGCTTTTAGATGATTATGAGTATGGAGAATGGGATCCTAAACCAAGTAGTAGTTATACTGATTTTACTTGGCATCATGGAAGATATGTTAAAGTTGGCAGACTTGTATTAGCTACATTTAGAATAGACATACCATCTGGTTGGTCTGGTAATGCTCAAATTACTAACCTTCCTTTTGATAATGCTGAATCTCAAGGTGGAATAAACTTAGGTTCTGTAGGGTATGGCAGTAATAACCGAGGTGGAGATCTTACATTTGCCATGAACGCAACTACGACTATTAGCTTAAGTAAAACTAATGGAGGTAATCTTAATTATAGTGACATTGATGGCACAGGTATGAGAGGTGGTGTTCTATATGTTGCAAGTAGTTAGACCGAAGCTATGTCTTAAAACTAAGCCTAAACCTGTTTTAATCGGAGATTAATCCTAATGGCACTAGCCGAATCAATAGAATATGACAAAATAGAAATTGTCGGTCCATATAAAAAAGTACAAGTTCGTCAAGCAACAGTTATTAAAAAAGATGGAGTTGAAGTAGCCAGATCTTTTAGTAGATATGTACTGCATCCAGCTTTAGATATAACTACACAGCCAGACGAAGTTAAAGCTGTGTGTAATGCAGTTTGGACAGATGCAGTCAAGAAATCATGGACGGAATTCCTAGCATCATAGTCCCAGACATAAAGCAAATAAAGACGATAGAAATACCTTTACCTACAGCTGACATACCATACTATGAACCTATGGTAGTTCCTCCGAGCGATCTACGAGATCAGGAAGAGGAACCAGTCAAGACTGTAGAAGAAACCCCTGAACCACCTACTCTTAAGATACCGTTTATTAAACAGCCAGTACCTCAACCTTCTGCGGAAGTTGTAGTTGCTGCTGTTACAACGGCGGTGACAGCTGTGGCTGCTACAACGCTATCACAACCTCTAATTGAAAACATTAGAAAAAGAGCACAAAAATTTATACAAGGTAAGATAAACAAATGGAGACAAAACCGCCAGAAAAAAAAGGACTCCTTACAAAGCTCAAAGAAAACGTAGATGACCATGATGAACAGATGCAAGTACTAGGTGCAGCAGTGCGTCTAGGTGTTGTAATCTGGTCAGGGTTTATTATTACACTAAGTTATGTTGAGCTGCCTATGATTAAAAAGTCAAGCACCGCAGGCGATATCACGTTCGTTGCTTCGATTTTTACTGGAGCACTAGCCACGTTTGGGCTGTCTACAGGTAATGGTAAGAAGACCGATAAGAAAGAACCTACTAAACCAAAATAATGAAAACATGGATTCTTCTCTTAGCATTGTTGTCACCCGCAATCGCAAGAGCCAATACTGTCACGCCCCAGTTTACTACAGGGTCGATGCAGTCAACGACAACAACAACACAAACAATTACAGAAACGATAGAACACGACGTACTAGGAGCAGAAGTCAAAACTTGGTCTGGTACAAATGTTACACCAAGTGCTGCGATTGGTGCAGACGGTACAACCTATTCAGTAATAGAGAACGCAACAGAATGGGATCTATCAATAACAACAAGAGATGCAGGCACAATAGAAACAATATCAATAGACAGAACTATCGAAACAGATTCTACTACAAACTCTTACTCTATCTTCTCGCAATAAGCACACCTGTTTATGCTGAAGACACAAATGTCAGCAATCCTGTAGCAGCTGCGACTGGTAACGTAACTAATCAGGCTGTACAATTTCAAAACAATGGTGCATCGTCACGTCAAATATATGGTCCTAACATACAATGTAATGGATCTACAATGACGTTTAGTCCGTTTTATATGGGCAATCATACGAAACCATTAGATGAATTTATGCAGCCTACCAGTTACACACTAGCAGAGAACTGGGGGTTCCAAGTTAACTTTATGGTTCCGCTAGATAAGTCAGGATATAAGCAGTGTAAAGCGATGGCAGCGAGATACGAAGAAAAAATGAAGCTCGAGTACGAGATTACACGAGCACATAAGTGTGCAGACTTAATGAAGAAAGGTTTTATGTATAGACCCGGCTCAACTAATTATAAGATGTGTTCGGACATAGTACCTATAGTTAAAGTCAAGCCACCTAAAAAAGAAAAGAAATTTGGATTATTTTAAATGAGTACACTATCAAAAATAATAGCAGATCGTGACGAAGCTGCTAAAAAAGCTGCAACTAAAAAGAAAAAAGCAGCTGCAAAGAAAACAACTGAAACCACCGAATCATGATTACATTAGTAAAACCAATCTTATTTGCCTTTATTAAAACTAAAGCAGTTAAAGAACTGATAGTCAAGTTATTAGAGGCATATGCAAAGTCAACAGATAATACTGTAGACGACAAGCTAGTCGAGCTAGTCAAGAAAAATTTAGACGTATAAATGAAAGTTTTAACCACCCAAAAGAAAAAACCTAAAATACAAATTATTGATAATTTTCTTCCTTTAGAAATTTTTAATGAGTTTACTAAACATGCAATATGCTCTCCTCATTTTGTAGGAATAGGTCATACAGCATTTGCTAGTGAAGCATATAACAATAACTTTGCAGAGCAGCAAATGCAAGCAATAATGTTTCAACGATACATAAATTCTTGCGAAGTATCTGATTGTTATTTACATTTAGAACCTCAGATAAAAAAAATTCATGAGTTACTAGGGATTAAAAAACTTTGGTTAATGCGATTGAATTGTACCTTTGGTCAAAAAGAACGTTATCAAGGAGCTTGGCATATAGATAACAGTTGGAGTGAGTATCTTCAAAAACATGGTAAAACCTCTATTGTCTATTTAAACTCTAATAACGGAGGAACTCAATTTAAAAACGGTCCTTTTATAGAGTCAAAAGCAAACAGATGTGTAATTGCTCCAACCACAGCAGTACACGCAGGCGTCTGGTCTACAAATATTAAATGTCGTTATGTATTAAATATTAATTATGAATGAAACAACAAGGGTAATACCTAAAAAAGCAGACGAACAAAGTTTTAACGAGCTTCACTACCTTGTTACACAAGAATTTTTACGTTTGATAAAATGTGGAGAAGCAAAAACTCAAGATTTAAAAGCAGCATGTGATTGGTTAAAAACTAATGACATAACAGGTGTTGCTCTTGAGGGCAGTCCACTAGACCGATTAGCTTCGGTTATACCAAAAGTAGATCCATCTTTAGTCAAATCTAGATTATATGGCAAGAACCGGTCCGGCACTTAGCCCCAATCCCGGTAGAACAGCTAGGTTCTATCGACGAAATAAAAAATCACGTCTTAAACGTAGGCGTGCTCAAGCTCGTATTAATAATACGCCAGCTAAAAGAGCGTATCGACGTGAACTCATGAAGATACGTAGAAAACGTAAACCCGGTAAACAAACTGATATGTCACATAAAGGTGGCAAGATTGTTGCGGAGAAACGTAAAACAAACCGAGGAAGAGGCGGAGCAACAAGACGTTAATGACACCATTACTACCAAACCCTGATCACTATTTACACAATTTAATAACCATGACAAGTTCAGAATCTAAACGGCTCTGGAGAAGAGCCATTAAAGAGCACTTCAATTGTACATGTGTTTATTGCGGAGAAACTTATGATTT